ACTTTCACCTGTTAATAGTGCGTTTAAAGTAGAACCACCTATCGCTGTGTTAAATCCTTGGGTACTATTCTGTAGTGCACTGTTACCAATTGCTACGTTATTTGCACCAACTACATTAAGTTTTAAGGCGCTGTCACCAATCGCTACGTTATTTAAAGATGAACCAGTTGATGAAAGTAATGTATTAGCTCCAATACCAATACTATCAACATTAACTGAACCTGTATGTATTTTTAAATTATTAATATTACCACTAACATCTAACGAACCAGTTACTTGTGTATCATCACCAATTTGTAATGGGTTACTTCCTTGTTTATGGAATATTCTATTTGAAGATACTGTACCTAATTCAAATTTACTATCAAATATTGAACCTGATGAATAAGATGTTGCACCTATTAATATATTATCACTACCACCTGCGTGTCCATTATGACCACCAATAAACAAGTTACTAGAACCTGATATAAAAGTATCACCACCACCTTGAATAAATACGTTATTTGAACCTGTAGCAAATGGTGTTGCAAATCCGTTGAATATCATATTTTTTTCAGAACCTGCAAAGAAACCATTTGTAACACCACCCGCGTTACCCACAACGGTATTATTATCACTATCCCTATATAACCACTGACTACCATTAAGTGATTGAATTACATTTTGATTATTTGATATACCAACTCTTAACGCTCCTGATACTGTTGTTTGTCCATTTAAATTAGTTGTTCCATTTAAAGTGGTTGTTCCATTTAAAGTGGTTGTACCTGATACTGTTAAACCTGGTTGTGTATTACCTACACTATTAACAACAGTTAGTGCTGATTGTCCCGCTATTGAATGTTGAATTGTTGCTGAACCTGTTACAGTTAAAACATTTGTTACACCATTAATAGAAGTATCACCATTTAATTTAATGGTATTATTTGAACCTGATACATTTAATGAACCTGTAATACTAACATTACCAAGTGTTTGATGATTAGAACCAGATATATTAACTGAACCTGTCATTCTAATATTGTTTGTATTATCAATATGTAAGGCGTTTCTTCTACTACCTGCTGATGCTCCTGTTCCCACAACAAATACTGCGTCTTGTGAACTTTCTTGGTTTGAACCTGTTGCGTTGTATCTACCTACTATAACTGTACCACCAACTGTTGTTGATGTATTTGATGCTGAAACAATTAACTCCTGACCCAATACTGTTGTTGATACTAAGTGTCCACCTGTAAATGATGAACCACTATGATTTGAGTTGATTATATTACTTCTACCTAATATTGTATTACTATTAAAGACTCTCCTTGTTCCTGAATTAGAACCTGATACAACTAATGTATTTGATTGTCCACCTAATAAATTTCCTGTAACCGTAATGTTATTTACCGCTGTTGAAACTGATGATGAATAATTATTATTAACCGTTAATCCACCACCGACATTACCTTGATAAACTATTGATGAACTATTATGATTTAAAGTAACGTTAGGAAAATCAATACCTGCAAAAGTATTTGTGAATATATTCGGAGTTAATCCTAATGTTGTTGTATTTGCGTTTGATGTAAAACCTTGACCCCCAACGTGGTTTGTTGAAAATAAAACACTACTAGATTGATGATTTATGTTTGTTGTACCATATATTAAATTACTTGCTACAGATGGTGACGTTAATGAACTTGATGTAAATTGTAAGTTTAGTGCCCCCTGTAACGCGTTATTAGATATGACTGGTCTTAACAATGAACCTGTTCCTAATGTTGGATAAACCGTACCAATATTACCACCACCACCAAGATACCCATATGTACCTGCTGTTACTAATGTATTTGTTCTATTACTACCACCTAAAATTATATTATTACTACCTGATATAACGATTGAACCTGTTTGATTGGCGGCTAATAAACCTGAACCAGACGATGCTGTATTAACACTAGTTATTATATTGGTTTGTAAATCAGGATTAGAACTTGATATATAACCAAATGGTATAGATAAACTACTTGATGAATGTAATTGTGATTGTATTTTTATTAAACCACTATTATCACTATTACCAATTAATGAACCTGATATAACTGTATTACCAAGTATTAAACTACCTGTGATTGATTGTGTTGTTGATATTGAACCTGTGGTTATAACACCAACTAATGATGGACTAACACCACTTGTTCCTGAAGAACCATCTGTTCCTGATGTACCACTACTTCCCGCTACACCACTCGTTCCTGATGAACCATCTTGTCCACTAGTACCACTACTTCCTGTTCCACCACTTGTACCTGAGGTTCCATTAGAACCAACCAATCCATCCGAACCACTTGTTCCTGATGTACCACTACTACCAGTTCCTCCACTTGTACCCGATGAACCATTCTGTCCACTAGTACCTGAAGAACCAGCAAGACCTGATGTTCCAGAACTTCCTGCTTGACCTGATGTACCTGATGTTCCACTTGAACCATTGGTAATAGGAACATTATTAATAAAGAATGAACCTGAGATATTAACTGAAGTTAAACTCATCTGTAATGGAGAATTATCTCCATCACCTGTTTGTATGGTTTGTAATGTACCTGTTAATCCTTGTGTACTATCGGTCATTTTTAATAGACCTTGAAAGGATTCAGAAACGAATAAATTTGTAAGTTGTCCCATATATATGTATATATTTGTGTTTTAAGTATTTTTCCAATCAGTTGATATAGTGTTCCATAACTCTGCAAGTTCGTACCATTTCTTATTAACGAATGGTCTTTCAGGTATGTTACAACGATTATAATCAAATGGTTGTGTAATTTGTAAGTTCATTGTCCAACCTCCTAATATTGTTTCATACTCCTCCAAGAACGGAACACAAGTTGCGTTCCACTCAGATTCATATTCGGAGAGATACAATATAGTAAATACATCCTTACATATCTCAAGAGTATCGTTCATCAAATCTCTTTGATTGGTATAGTCTGCGTTAAGTTGGTCTGCAATAATAATTTGGAAATTAAATATTAATTCATTCTGTGCAAACTGAGCAGCACTTGGAACCATGTACATCTTTGGATATACGGGTTCTTGTTTTGTTTCAATATCCATAGTCAACTGAGTTATATCTCCGTATCCAAATGAATTGATTTGTTCGTGTGCTTGTGCAATTTCTTTAAAGTCCTTTATGATTTGTCTGTAATTAACAAAATTAACTGAGTTAGGTAGTGTTAAACCACTGAAAGGAAGGACACAAGAGTTATAATCAAACGGTTGTTCTATTGTAATGTTTAATGTCCACCCACCTAAGATTGTTTCAAATCTTTCTAAGAATGGTAATACATTCGGTCCCCATAATGGTTCATAATCTACTGAGAAGTTTCCGTATGTTGCAGTGTATGACTGGTATAATATTGTGAATATGTCCTTAGCAATTTCCAACGTATCAGACATTACATCTTGTTGGTTGGAATAATCATCATTGATTTGGTCCAATATAATAATTGAAAAGTTATAGTCTAATCTATTCTGTGCAAGAACAACCTCGCCAGGAACCACATACATTTTTGTATATACAGGTTCTTGTTTAGTTTCTATATCCATTGTGATTTGGGTAATGTCCCCATAACCAAATGAATTGATTTGTTCGTGGTAATATGCTATACCACTTAGATCCTGAATTAGTTGTTTGTAATTGACCATACACTATTAAATATAAATTTATCTGAGATGTGTTATGAATTGTTCATCTTTTTCTGTAACCTTAATTGTTCTTGGTCATAGTTGATGATGTACGACAACTGATTCAGAATTTCTATTAGGTTTTTTTGAAAGACCTGGTCGTGTTTTGTAATATCGTTGTCAGTAAGTCTGTTGACGACAATGAACCACCCGTATGTTTTTTGAAAAGAAGACTCCATATCATCCTCCTCAAACTCCATGCGAGCTTTATCTTCGTCCAAATCGAGAAGGTCGGGGTTAAAGACAGCAGGAAATAATCTGAATATCTCTTTGCGTAGTTGATAAAAAAAAACTGTGCTCCAAGAACGATTGATATATCTAACTTACTTTTGAACAGTTCGGCTCGTATCTTCATCGTCTTCATATCATATTTTTCTATATCAAAATCGTGCTCTGACCTTTTTTCTGTGATTGGTCTGTACATAATAGAACATAATATGTGTAGTAAATCTAATAACTCATCCTCTTTCTTGGTTGAAATGGTGTCCATGTCCACAAATTCAGCAAAGGATAGGTCTTTCCAATTAGGGAAAAACCCATATTGTACACCATCTAATTCAAATCTGTCCTTAAATTTGGGTTGACCAATGGGAATTAATCCCATAATGTGTGATGCAATATAATTTACCTCCTGATAATCAGACTGTAATAGGTCTTCCATAGGACATTCACATACAATACTGATTAGTTTTGCTGCAAAATACTCCTCTGTTAGTATATCTTTTATCTTGTATATCTTAACATACTTATCAATCGTTATTTTTTCGGGTACGATATACTCCTTTTCTTCTATTTTAAATTTTATCATATAAAACTAATTGAATATTTTCCTGTTGTCTTATGGTTCTTCACCTCAAATAACATCCTCATCATTATTGCGTCACTAATATCGGGTGACTTACCGAGTATCTTTTTCATTTCATCCTTACTATGTACACTAATCTTGTTGTCCTTGTCTTGGTCTTTCAATCTAACACTTAATAGTTCTTGTGTCAAGTCGTCAATTATATTGGGGTCCATCACATTTAAACTAATCTTATTCTCCTTGAATAGTTCTGCAAGTTTTGAATAACATTGAGACTTAAGGTTGGAATAGTTTTGTCCATGTAGTGGTGATGAGTTGTTCACAAAGTTCTGTCCCCTGATTTGGTCTGCTACACCACCACCTACTCCATCAGAATCCACAACTATGTTTGATGGATGGATTCCGTACTTACCAATTAACTCTGTTATTTGGGACGATAATTCTGTGGTTGATAGTTTGGTATAGATGAACACTTCAAGGACCACCAGTCCACTCCAAATAACTACTACGGACCTGTCTGAACCAAACCTTGCTACGTCCACTGACATATATCTTTTATCTTCAGGTTTTGGTGTATGTTTAAATATGGATGATGATATTTCATCAAAGTCAAATAGACTATCTGTTTCTGTTTCATAGTTCCAATCTCCCAAGTACAAACGTTTCATTTGTTTTGGTGGTAGTGAACGTAGAATTTCAAGATACTCTTTTGGTAGATATGGATTATCTGTTGGTAACGCTTGAATGAATATCTTATGTGGGTCTAATGTTCCTTGTATAGATGGAATATAAAATTCCTGTTTTAACCAAGATTGTGATGGGTTACAGGACATAAATAACTTTGGTGTTAGTTTATGTTCGTTAATCTTATAACGTAACAAGGAACGTACTACATCATACGCTTGTCTACTTACTTGAGCAACCTCATCAATGAATGCAATAGTTAATTCTAATCCCCCCAAACTATCGTAGTTAGGATCTGACGGATTGAATTGTAAATCTCTGAACACAATCTCACTACCATTAAAAAACTTAAGTTCATTTGATTGTTGGTTGTAACTGTAGTGTTCTTCCTTGATGTTACAAGTCTTAAACAAATCTAATAAGGTTTTAATTGTAGTAACTCGTAGTTGTGTTAGAACCGTTCTACCAATGAGTGCCCTAATGCCAGGATAAGTAAGACACATATATACAACCCAAACAGAACCCAAATAGGATTTTCCACTTCCCTTTGCACCACCGTATAAAACTTCTCTATGTTCTTTATCAAGAAGGATTTTAAATGTTTCACTTTGTTTCTTAGTTAGTTTTAAATCTATATTCATATATATGGTTTCCCAAAAACGAAAATTTTCGTGTAGTCAAACACAAAAAAATTAGTCTTCCATTTGAATGTTAATACTAATTGGTACACCACCAGATGTTATGTCTAACTTCTTTTGTTCCAACCCATATAATTTATTAATGTCACTCAATGTTTCACGCTCTACTCGTTTGTTATTGTCCCTTCTTGCTCTGTCTAACAAATCATAATACCTTGATAGTTGTTCTGAGATAATCTCCTCAGTCTTCTCTGTAAATCTATCCTTAAGTATTTGTTTGCACTTAGCCCAAATGTTGTCTGCGGTTCTTTCTGTAACCCCATACATCTTTGAAAAGGTAACTCTAAACTCTTGTGTTGATAATTTCTTATACAACATAAGTTCCAAGGCTTCTTCAATCCTTTCAAATTGTTCTACCTCTGTTGTCTTTCTTCCTACTTTTGCCATTATAATAATTTTAATACGTTTCTAACGTAATAGTCTAATTTTATGAACCCTCGGTTCTTGCAACAACTATACATTAATTCCTCGTTGAATAGTTGTTTATAAATACCAGCAACTTTTAATCTAATTTCTTCTGTACATCCTGTTGCTCTTAATACATTATGTGCAAATAATATATCCTCATTGGATACACCATTATTCACTATCTCCGTTGGTACTTGTTGTTTTAATGTCTTCGCCATTTGTTTCTATTTTAATTACCTCAGGTGTGGGTTGAGGTGTTATTTCTTCTACCTTTGTCTTCTTGCAACCACAGCTCATATTAAATATCTTTATATAATAGTCTTTGGATTATATGAATGATGGTTGTCTTTGATACACCATACTCCTTTGCTAAGGTTTTAAATCCATACTCATATGGTATATAATCCTTTCTAATCTTTTTTATTTGTTGTGGTGTAAAACTTCTTGGTGACTCTCTTAATCCTGTTTTGATTGAGTGTCTATAATTTTCCACTGGTGTACACCATTCCAAGTTTGCAACCCTATTATCTGACTTGTCACCATTCTTATGATTGATGTGTGGTTTATCTAATGGGTTTGGAATATGTCTTTGTGCCACTAGTCTATGTACAAACTGATTCTTTCCTTCCCACCATATTACTCTATATCCTCTTGAATGTACCCATGGTAATTTTTCTTTACCATTATAAAATATCTTTCCGTTCTTTAGTATTTCTAATTGCATATTATGCTCCTCTTAGTTTTGTTATTGTGTTCTTCTTATGTGCGTGTAATACTCCTTGATAATCTATATCCAAATGGTCAAACTTGTAATACTCCAATTCATATCCATTATCCCTCAATAGATGTTCACAGGACAACAAACAAGACAGAGAATGATACTCTATACCAATGTGTCTGATTCCGTCCAATGACGAGGGTTTAATTGCGTTTAGGAATATCTCTGAACCTTCCACATCTATCTTCATTACAGTTGGTTTGGTTGCGTTCATATATAAATCAAACTTCTCAGTTCTATCCACCCAATCCATTATGTTGATAAAGTTTTTAACCACAAAGTTTTGTTTAAACCAAGTGTAACTCTCTTGACCAGGATCAACACCATATACCATCTTTGCTTTGTTCTGAACCCAATACATCGGAGTAGGTACATATTCATTATTGTTTATACCACATCCTAAATCTAAGATGGTCTCACCTTCTATTGGTAAGAAACCCCAATGTTCTTCAGGATTTTCTGTTTTGATATAACCTTTAATTATTCTTTCCATCTTCTAATTCTTTTTTATCGTAATGTTCCTTTAAGTTCTTTAGATATTGTTCAACCTGTTTCAAATATAATTCAGGATTATCTTTCATCTTCTTCATTTCTTGGTCGTGGATACGTTGTCTTAACTTTTCCGTATCTCTTTCCTGTTGTCTCTTGTATCTTCTTTCTATTCCCATACTAACCGTTTAATTTTTTTAATATGTTATTCTTTGTTTCGTTTCTTATTTCTTTAATATAACGAGAAATACTTGAAATGGGTATCCTTGTTTTACGGGATACTGCTTTCATACTAGAATTTAATGAAAGATATAAATCTAGTAAAGATTTTTTAAACCAATCAAGTTCTGCGTAGTTCATTTCCAATAGTTGATACATTTCCTCGGATTCAAACTCCTCCTGTTCATAAGACATATCCCAACAACTTGCAATATCTACAGTCATTAATACTCTTTCTCTTTTAATCTTATAGTAAAATGGACTGGTCTTTGAGTAGTAATTGATACGCATCACTGCGGTAATGTAGTACTTTATTGAGTTGTCGTCGTAACTCTTTAATACTATATCGTTCTTGTCATATAGTTGCAAGATACACTCATGTAGTAAATCCTGTGACAACTGGTTGTTCTTGGTGATTTTATTGGATATGTTTAATAGTTGGTAGTAATTCCTATTGAGGAAACATTCTATTTCTTTACGCATTGATTAAGTTTCTTATATCCATCAATACTCCGCAAACTTCGTAATTTTCTTCGTGTTGATTTGTTATAATACTAGAATCAATAAGACGATTCAGTACATTGAGTTTATCTACTCTATCATCGTTGATGTGTCTTTCTAATATATATAGAATTGATTCCAGTATAGTGTTGCAAACTACTTGTCTATCCTCTTTAGGCATACTAAAATAATCTTCTGGTACATCCAAATGTCCTACCTTAATCTGTTTTTGTTTTTGCATTCAAATATTTAAAAACTGTTGTATCGCTAACATCTAATTTGTCAGCAATTTTATTATAAGAAAATCCTTGATTCCTATATTCTTTCATTTGCATTACTTTTTTTGCTGTAATTTTTGCAATATAGGTACCAACTTTATTTTTATTACTTATTTTTGAAAATACTATCTTACCATCTACTAGTTCCTTTGTACCAGGTTTTAACCAAATACCCTTGTCTTCATAATAAATATACCCGAGCACCTCCATTACCATAAATGTTTGTTCTTTTTGGTGTTTATCCTTATACTGGTTAGGCTTACTTGAGATTATATTACTACCACCATTATCTTCTAGTTCTTGGTTGTATTTAATTCTATCTGTTTCTTTTTGACATTCCTTACAACTAGTAAATCTTACACCAGTTACTTTACTATGGAAATGAAATTGATCTTGAAGTTTCCAAGTTGAACAGGTTTTACATTTTTTATATTCTGGATGGTTTTGGTAATACAATTCAGGATTTTTTCTTATTAATTTAGTCTTATAATGACAATCTGTACACTCGCCTCTTACTCGCCATTTCTGTTGAGTGCTATGAAAATACTTCTGATACTGGTCTAATTCCTTTTCAATTTTACATTTGGTACAAACCTTCATTATATATAAATATCAATCTTTTTAGCAAAAAACAACCCACCGGAAACTTGGGAGCAAACCGATGGGTCAGGAACATTATTAGAATTAATAATAATTAAATATAGTTGCACTAGTGCAAAAAGTAAATCTTAATTATATTATAATACTTTTATTTGATATAGTTTATTTTCTAGTTGATAAGTAAATCTAATTCTATTACCAGCACTAGGCTTATTTCCTTTGAGGATAAATATTTTATATATTTCTTCTCTTCCAAATAGTGTTAATTCTATATTGAAAAAACTTTTACCTTTCCATTCTGTTTGTTCAATTGTTATAATTTCAGAAATTATACCAGTATAACTAGAACCTTCCTTAAAACTTTCCTTCGGTTGAGGTACAATATTTACATTACCTAATTGTTCTTGCAATTCTTTAATCTTGTTACCTAAATTGGTATTAGATATGTTTGAATCTACTATCAAAGAATTAAAATCAGATTCAAGTTGTTTTAATTGGTTAAACAATCTACTATGTGCAGTTTTAACCATTTGTAATTCTTCTTCAATTGTTGCCATTGTTATTTGTTTTTATGTTAATGTTACCCAGTATATATAATATACTAGTATGTTTTTAATTTAATAGTTAATATAATAGTGCCAAGGAAACCGACAACCCCCTTCAACTTATCCGACCACTACCTTCAACCAAACCGACAACCCCCTTCAACTTATCCGACCAGTCAATTGGTGTAATTTTTCTATAAGTCTTATTATTGTAGGTGTAAGAACTTGTACAAATATAACCCAAATTCTTTAACTTTGTAATTCTTTCACTTGCTGAAGTTCTACTATATCCTAATTCTTTTGCAAAACGACTGTTTGATGCTATACATCCATTTTTCATATGATAAGACATTATTAAACATAACATCAATTTATCATCACCGTTTAAATCTTTTAGTTCCAAAACAGGATAGGGAACTTTGAGGAATTGCATTTCCATAATTAAATAAATAAAAAAGGGTCACCCAACTACTCACAGCCATTCACCTCTGTTTTTGTTAGACAACCCTTAAGTTCTTTAATGTCCTTATAATGTGAATGGGGACTCTATATGTAAATATATACCTAATTTACCAAAAGACAAAATTTCATCAAATATTTTTTTATTAGAAAGAAACTATTTATATTTGTAAAACAAAACAACAAAAGATATGGCAAAAAGAAAAAAAGTAACCTACAGAGTAGTATATTACAATACTACAAACTTACCTCAAGGAGAAGAACTTAAAGGTAGAATCAAATCATGTATAAGTGATTGTGAAAAAGTATTATTATTATACGAACTTAATAATAGTATGACCATATGGGAGACCTTTAGACAGTTCCAAATAACTTATGGTGGTAACATACAGAAGATTGAAATTGGTGCTCGTATTAAGAACCTATGTGCGGCTGGTGTCCTTTACAAGTCAGTACTTCAAGTCAGAGAAGAAAGAGGTGCATTGAATTATATATATAAACTATGGCCTGAGGATGGTGAATTTCCTGAAGATTTTGATATGGATTCATTAGAAAAAATTCATATACCTTTTTATTTTGGTACTGATGGTTACCCTGATGAACAAAGAACAAGACAAGAATTTGAAAAGAAATTACAATCTAAACTAAAACAATATGCAATCGGAAATTAAAGTACCAAGCAAAGACGAGACAATTGTACGTCAATCACAGATGCAACGAGCAATTGAAATATACACACTGATTGGTGAGAAACCATCACTTGGTGAGGTATGTAGACTATCCCAACTATTAACGGAGTTTATCTTCACTTGGGATTATAAGTCTAAAGGGATTAAAGATTTTGACGCATACTTCAAGTTGGAATCCAAAGAAGACCTTCATTCCAAGTTGCAAGTATTAATTGAAGAACAACTCAAAGTAAAATAGTTCAGAAGTAAAAGATTGGGTGGTTGGTGTACCACCCTTTTTTTTTAAAAACATTTGGTAATATCAATAACTTTTTATATATTAGTAATGAGGGGGTGATTTTTTTATTCTAAAATTCGTATTGAAAAGCCATTTCTTACTGTTGTTTCACCCCCTCTATATAGATATACTTTTAAAGAACCCTGACATTTGTTGGGGTTTTTTATTGATAATCAATCAGTTATAACTTTTTTTAAAAATATATTAAAATAAATTTGGAATATATAAAATGTCGCAGTACCTTTGTTCTAACAAAAACGGGGGACAGTGTATCTGAACACAAACAGTTATGACTATTAAAGAACAAGTAAAATTAATCAGAGGTTTTATTAAAGCCCATGAACAAAAACTTATTGATGATTATCAATCAGTTAAAGAAGAAATGAATATACCATATGAAATGTTTGTTTTTACAATATGTGAAAATAAAGAATTATATGAATATACATCAAAATATTACGATAGTTTAAAAAAGGAATTTA